TGCCTGGCTCCGCTCTTCGGCTTCGATGATCGACTTGATTCGTGCGTCCTTGGTGTCCAAGTCGGCGTTGATCTTGTCGAAGGTGGCTGATTCCTCAGCCGACAAGTCGCGTCCTTCTTCAGAAGCGGTGTCGAGAATGGCCTTAGCCTGTTCCCACGCTGACGCACGCTCTTCAGCAAGACGCTCAATGAGGTGATTACTCACGAGGTTTCTCCTTAGGAGGTTGGGGGTTGATGGGGGTACAGGTGGTTTCGTCACCGTGGCTAACCGTCTAGGTGCCGGGGGTGCGTTCCGGGCTGTGAACCGCTGGTGCGGTAGGTTCGCCACCGTGAAGTGGCGAAACGTCTTGTGTGTTGGGTTCGCACTTGGCCTCGTTGGGTGCTCAGGCGAATCCTCAAAAATCGATGAACTCAACTCAGTGCCCAGTCACTACATGGACACCTTTGATGACTGTCGCGACGAGGCGTTGGCCTTTCGCAATAACCCGACGGGTTTCTTGATGGACTACGACGGAGTGCGTCCATGTGGAAGCACAGAGGACTTGCTCGTCTTGAAAGCCTCAGTCCTACCTAGCAACATGGACCCCAACCGAAGTGAGTTCGTTGACCTGGTTTGGCTCATCATTAGGTCATCGACATCTTTCAACGACAACTCAGCAAAGTTGGCCGAAGAGTGGCAGGACTGTTTTTCGCAGTTGAACCAACGCCTCACTTGTCTAGACGTGGTGATCTCTGCAAGTGATAGCAACTCAAGTGCCTACGATCGAATGCTTCTGGACGTAGAGATTCTTGAACAGTTCATCCCAGAGTTTGAGACTTGGGTACGGGACTAGCCTTCGCGTAAAGGTCGTTCATTCGACGTCGAACCGGCAACGCCACAGGAGCGACTGGTTCGTCGACGACGTCATCAGTACGGACTGACGCATCGGTCGCTGGATAAGCGGGGAACCCGGTTACCACCGAAACTTCATGAAGAATCAGTTCTCGCAACTCACGGGAGTTGCCGTCGTCTGACCACGAGTCGCCGCCTTTGGGGACGGAGAACCCGAACGACATCGAAGCCACGTCTCCTCGTTGCATGAGAGTCGACAGGTCACGACCGTAGGAGGTGTCGGGAAGAACTCCTTGGACCAAGAGGCCGAAGTCGTCTTCGGAGACTTCAATGGTCCCCGATCGGGTTGATCCGAGAACCAGGTCGCTGTTGTGGTTGACAAACATTCGCACCTCTCGCCCACTGTTGAGTGAGCGGCGGAATGCGCCGGGTCGGATCGTTTCAATGAATGGCAAGGGTTCTGACGGCGAGTCGAACACGGCGGCATAGCCACGGAACCGTGACGGGAAGTCGGTGTTCGCATCTGCTTCTTCGTAGTTGACATCGATGTTGCTGACGGTGACTGCACGGAACTCAACGTCTCGTCCGTTCACTCGGCGACTATCGATGTCGAGACGGCTGTAGGTCGGTTCGACCTCGGGGTCTGACATAGGGGTCTCCAATGGGTTGGTGCGGTCGTCTTGTTCGCTGAGGATGGCGAGCGACCATTCACGGCCAGCGTCACCACCCCAAAGCGCCCATGCGATACGACCGGCAGACGGGTAGCCGTCCTCTCCCGGCTTGAAACCTTCGGCCTGTTTGTCGACTTCGTGTCGTGCGAAGTACGACGACATCCGTTTCACGGTGTCCAACGACAGGTCTTTTCCGTTGATGATGTCTCGGGCACGAGCAACACCAACTGCGGTGCCACCTCGTCCGTATTCACGACGCCAATCCAAACCTCTCTGAGCTTCGTCCTTCATCGCCTTTGTCGGCGTGTACGAAGCCATCAGAGTGGCGGCTCCGGGTCAGTACCCAAGAAGGAATCGGGTCCACTGACCGGCGCACCGGGTAGGACGAGAACGAACTCGTCACCTCCGTCGTACGGTTCAAGGTTTTCGACGCTTCGACACTCGTTCGGTGTCTTGATACCCGACATGATGGCGAGTTGGTGCGCCCGCAGGCGGGACAACGTGTCAGCCCGCAAGAAAGCGTCAACATCAAACTTCACGAACTGTGGTCGAGGAAGCAGATTCGAGAACGCCGCTTCAAGACGAGCGATCCACGGCATCAGTGTGTACGTCACAAAGAACAGACCGGCGGTCTCGGCATTGGTGTAGGTGGCGGTGTCTCCGGTTTTGGCTCCGATGAGGTAGCCGGGAACACGGAAGATTCGGGCCACCTGGGCGACCTGTTCCATGCGGGAAGCGTTGAGTTCCATGTCGGCGGCCGACGATGTGATTGGTCGCCACTTCAACCCACCCGACAAAACGGCCGGCCGACGTCGACGGTTGTGTTGAGTTGTCCAGGTCTCCTGCAAAACCTTGGCCTGTTCGACCGTGAGGTCCATCTCGGATTCCAGTACCGACGACGGAGTGCCACCTTCGGCGTAGAACTGTGAGAGATGCCGTTCCATAGCGAGAGCGAGACCGATGGTGGTCTTTTGCTCTTCGATCGGCGAGATGCCTTTCAACGCTTGGGGCGGTGCCCACCAACGCAGGTGAACGATGTTCTCTGTGTCGACCGGCTGGCCTGCAACCACATAGCGGCGGCCACGGGAATCTCCGGTCATGGTGACGTCGACGTTGTTCGGGTGAATGGGTGTCAGCGCCAAGACTTCGCCGTTCGGGGCACGGTCGACGAACAGGTAGGCGTTTCCATGTAGAGCCAACGAGGTGACGGTCTGGTGGATGAGTTCGTAGGCGGTGACGGTGTCGCTCGGGTTGCTCAAGAACCGTGGGACGGCGACCGGCACGTTGCGGTCCCCTACCTTGCGCATGGCACGCAACGGCAACGAGGCGCATGAATCAGCGATTAGGCCGACGCAGGCCATCACCGACGACACCTGCAATGCGGTGGCTTCGGTGACCTGCTCACCGGACCAGTTGGATAGTCCGGAGCCAAAGCCAGTGTTCTGAAGTGGGTAGAAGGTGCGCCGTTCAAGGCGTCGGAACAAACTCATGGGCGACTCGCTAGGTAGCCAAGGAAGGCCAAGAATCCGCCGCCGACGATGTAACTCAACGGCTCATAGATGAGACCGACTCCGGCGACAATCATGCCGAGGCCGACGGCTTCGATGACAGTGGTGAGATAGTCACGCATTAGGCACTCCAGGGGTCAAGAATCTTTGGGACAACAAGTCGGCTGGTTCGTCGAGCGGCCGACCACAACGCCAGGACTGCTCCCATCAACGGTGTGATGTCAGTGCTGTCTTTTCGGGCGAACCGCCACGAATCCCCCGTCACTTGACGGGTGACCCCAGCAACCGCCGCATCAAGACCGGGATGACGTCGAACACGAATCTTCGTGTCAGCCACATCATCAAAGAACGAGGCACACGCCGACGCCACTTCACCAGGGGCGAGAGACACGACACGAACACCGGCTTGCTCTAACTGTGGGATGAGGTTTGCCGCTGGTCCCCGACCATCCACGGTGACCGTGGCCCGAGGATGCTGAGCAAGAACCTCCACCACCCGATCCACCGCCCACGACACTCCAGGTCGATGGTCGATGACTTCGATGGTGTTCGGTGACCCAGCACCAGCAACGACAATCGACGCCGCTGAACGGTCCGGGTTCACATCAACGGAGAAGAACAAGTCCCCGGTCGGTTCGGCATCGGTGTGACACACCAGTTCCCACGACGTCGGCGGAATGAGTCGTTCCGTCGAGACAGTCCATTGGTTCAACATCGACCGTCGAAAATCTCCGTCCGACATCGTCTTGCGAGCGTGGCGGATGACGTCTTCGGTGATGGTGTGTCCGAGGGCGGGCATACATGACCACCAGACAGCCGGGTCATCTGGGTCGTCGTGTTCCAAGTCAGCGGACCACTCAAAGTAAGCGATTCCCGACGTCAGTTGGTCTTGAGCTGCCAAGCGACCTTCGTCAACTTTGCGACGCAGATACACCGATCCATCGGTACCGGCAGTGGACACCACAAGAATCTGTGCGTGCGACCGGGTCGCCATGGCAGGCAAGAGTGCTTGTTCACGACGGTCATCAGCATCAGCGAATGCTTCGTCGATGACACCAAGGTCGATGGTCTTACCGTGACCGGCCGACTCGGTGGTCGCCAGCACGTCGATACGGGAACCAGTGCGGAACACGATCGCTTCGTTGCCTTGGGCACGGTGAACTCGTTCGACTGTGGCCCGTAACGGGGAACGCTCCAGAAGCGGCACTTGGTCGTCCAGCAGTTTGCGGCGAGCATCAAGGCCTGTTTGGGCGGTGTAGGCGATGCGTTGTGGTTCGTCCCACGCCAACGCCCGTTGAAGTTCCCAACCCAACGTCAAGGTGGTCTTTCCGGACTGGCGAGGAATGTGAACGACGACTGTTCGGTAGGCAGGTCGACCGTCGTCGAGCAACTCGGTCCCCACATCGGCGACCATGCGTTGCCATGGCATCAACGGTTGACCGAGCGATTCGGCCACCTTGGCGATTGAGTCACCGAGACTTCGACGGCTCGGGGTTCTCGGGGTGGCGAACCTCGGTTCGCAACGAAGCAAGCGTGGAGAAGAACTCATCATCGACCTCACCGCCAACACCACGCAGGTCAGCGAGGCAGGCGCGATACTCACGCCACAACGAGGCGTTGTCCGGCTGACCATCTACGGCGTCAGCCAACGACTGTGCGGTAGCCACCAAAGCGGCATCAACATCGTCCAGACGACCCAGGTCGTCTAGGGCGGCGATGACCTTGTTGATGGCTAGGCGATTCAGTCCCGGCATCTCAACCTTCGATCAGAAATCGGAGTCGTCGACCAACCCACTCAGCAACCGGACTGACAACCCCGTTCCCGCACTGCTTGTAGCGGGCGGTGTCCGACTGTTCACGACCATCAGCACGCCAACGAGTGTGGTCATCTGGCCAACCCATT